AGATGGCTCAAGATGGTGAGTTAGCTAAGATGGCTAATGAAACTAAACTTTATGAAACAGAACAGAATAATTTAACTCAGCGTATGCAAGCAGATATGGTGAGTGACTCATGGATGTCTAAGAATATACGTCCATTAACTTTAGTTTTCCTTTTAGTAGCCTACTCAGGCTTTGCTATTGCCTCAATATTCGAGTATGAAACTCGTGGGGCTTATGTTGAGCTACTGGGTCAATGGGGTATGCTAGTTATGTCCTTTTACTTTGGTGGTCGTACAATGGAAAAGATTGCAGACAGGGTTAAGAAATGACAAAGCTAAGTGAGAACTTTACATTAGAAGAAGCTACACATTCAGACACAGCTGTTCGAATGGGTATCAACAATCAACCCGATGAACGTCAACTTGAGAATATGAAGAAGGCTGCCGAGGGTATGCAACAGATTAGAGCTGTCCTCGGTAAACCTATCAGTGTTAACTCTTGGTTAAGACTACCTGAAGTAAATGTAGCTGTAGGTGGTTCACGAGTATCGTCACATATGGACGGATGGGCTATTGACTTTACTTCGTCATATGGTAATCCCCTTGCTGTATGTAAAGCTATTGAAGCCGCAGGTATTAAGTTTGATCAGATGATCCATGAGTATGGTCGTTGGACTCATATCTCTTTTGCACCTGAAATGCGTGGTCAGAAGTTAACTATCTTCAGACCAGATAATAAATATAAAGTAGGTCTGTTAACTGAAGAAGAATATAACAAAACTTAATCGGTACCTATTAGTAATAAAAAGGATATCCCATGGCAACTCCAATCGAACAACTAGGTAGAGGCGGTTTTAACCCTGACCTACCTCCTATGATTGTACCACCAAATACATTCACAGACGTACTTAATGTACGATTTGATGATGAATCTGTATCAACAATTACAGGAGAGTCTCTTTATAGAACAGTTTCTATCGCTCCTAACTATGGTATTCATTGGAGACGACCTGATCAAGGCTACAATATCTTTGCTAAAGATGGTAACATTGTTCGTGTAGATGCTGCAGGTAGCTCTTCCTCAATGTTATCTAGTTCTAGCTCTCTGTATACAGACAGTGACTGGCAAGGTACATTATTTAATGGTGGGTATGCTATTGTTCTTAACAATGGTAAGTCAACACCACTATACTGTTTATATGGAGACATCAATGCTGGATCAGCATTTCTCCCACTCCCTAACTGGAATTATTTAAGTAACTTAACTGTTACTGCTAAAGTAGTTAGATCTCTTAACTACTCACTTGTTGCGGCTAACCTGACTATTGCAGATAGTAATACAGGCGTAACCACTTATGCACCAAGTACTGTACGAGTATCTGTTCAGGCTGCTACAGGCGCTATCCCTAGCGTATGGCAACCAGGAACAACAACAGATACCGCAGATGAATTTGAAATTAACTCTACCTCACCTATCCTAGATATGTCTGAGCTACGAGGTAATATGTTTATATACTCCTCAGACAGTATCAGTATATTGTCTATTGGAGTTAATGGTACACGAGTTGTACCTTATAGTAGGTCTTATGGTATTTTATCTGTAGACTGTGTATGTGAGTTTGATGGTAAACACTTTGTTGTTGATCGTAATGACATCTATATTCACAATGGTTCAGGTCAGATAGACTCTATTGCTGACTTTAGAATTAAAAAGTATTTCTTTAATAACCTTAATAAAAATGCTATTGATAAAGTACATGTAACAAGACATGCCTTCTATAAAGAGATCTGGATTAATTATCCTAAAGGATCTTCTACAGTATGTAATGAAGCTATTATATATAATTATAAGAATAATACATGGAGTAAACGTCAAGCCACAAACATGACTTACTCTTTCTTTGGTCCTGCTAATGTATCTAGTACATTCCAGTATGGTAAAGAAGTAGTATATTTCACGACTACTACATCACAAACACTTGTTGAGTCTGATACATACCAAATGTGGAATGGTACTGCATTAGCATCATACACTTCTTATATTGAGAAAAAGAAACTTAATACAGGAGATGTAACCGGAAGTTCTATAATTACATCTTTGTATCCTATCTTTGATACAGTACCTATTGACTCTAATATTACTATTAGGGTTGTCGGTCAAAACAATTATGTTAAGGATGTTGACTTATCTGTTGATGATCCTGCTTTAAAAGATACTTTTACTTTCCTACCTAATAACGACAAATCACAGGGTTACAAGGTTGACCCACGAGTTAATGGTCGTGTTATTAACTACAGAATTACTGCAAATAATTATTGGCGCTTGGCTATGATGGCTCTTGACGCTAAACCCGCTGATCGGAGGTAACATGTTTAATCCACCTATTACAGGTGATAAAGAGCTAGATGCTTTTCTTTCACAGCTTGTTTTAGAAGGCACAAATGGCGGTGGAACCGTTGATGGTGTTTCAGCTAACCCTAACACAGGTATTATCAGCGACAGTACAGGCAATATCATTGGTTATATCTTCAGGTACTTAGCTGTTAAGTATGCTGATGATAATGTCGGTACTAACATGACTGACTCACCAACTAATAAACAATATTATGGTGTATATAACTCAGATACTTCTAGTGAGCCATCAACACCAGCATCATATACTTGGTATCAAGTTACTGGTGGTTTTGGTACAACTAAGTTTTTGTTTTATCAGTCAGTTGGTGGTCGAAAGATTAACCTAGTTGTCAGTACAACAGCACCAGCCTCTGGTTGGGCTATTGACCCAGGAACAGCTATTGATATTGATGTGGTTACTTCAGGTACTAATATTACTGTTGTTGACTCTTTTACTTCTTACTTCTCACCTTCTGTTCTGCAGGTTACAAGGCAAGGTTCTCCACTGACACCAGTACTAACGGGTATTACACCACGACTGTACGCATCTAATGCCAGTGTGTTAGTTCCTTATGTTAATGCTGCTACAGACTCTGATGCTGCATTCACTAACAATACATGGCGTATTGGTAACAGCCCAACAACGGGTCTTGGTGATATTAGCTATACTAACATTACATTTGCTAACCCACCTACTGATGCAGGTATGTATGCCCTATGGGATACCCCTTCAGCAATGGCAGGAACACCCGCAACTATTACAGTTCCTGTTAGGTTTAAAAATAGTTTAGGTATTGTATCACAGGCTAGTGTATCTAATATTCAGCTTGTGTTCTCTGATCCGGGTATCCAAGGTGTTAGTGGTCCAACAGTAGACATCTCTGGTTATACTAACTTTGTTCAATCTATTGGTGGAACTTTTTCTCCGGCATCTACAGAGTTAATTGCTGTATTAGCTAACATTAATAGCCCAACATACAGCTGGGTTGTGTCTGGTACAACAATACCAACATCAAACTTAGATAAAATAACTGTTGTACCATTGTCTTCAACGACAATTATCAATGTAACACTTACTGTTAATGGTTCTAATCTCAGCGCTCCTATTGTTAAGAACCTTAGTATGCCCGTTGTTTACAATGGTGCTACAGGAGCAACAGGTTCAGCAGGTAGAATGTCTGCGTTCCCTACTATTTACAAGTGGACAACATCGTCTACACCTCCAACAAGACCAACAACAACATCTACGTATACATGGGAAAGCGGTAGCTTTACAGCTCCAGCTACTTGGTTTACATCTGCACCAAGCGACACAACTCCGGGTAGTTACTTATGGAGTATTACAGTACCACTAAATGAATTAGCTACTGTAACAACATCATTAGTTGACTGGACTATTACATCAAATCCTATCAGGGGTATTGCATATAATGGTACTGACGGAGATGCAGGTTCTAATGGAGCCGCTACATTTGTAATCACACGTTCAGCTAACGTAAGTACTGCCCCAACTGACGCAGAGGTTATTGACGCTATTGGTAGAACACCTGTAGCAGGAGACATTGTAACCGTTAGTTATAACAACTATAACAATGCAACTATATACAGATACGTAACTGATTGGGTATTGTTTACTACTTATATTACTGGTAGTTTGATTGTTGAGAATACAATTACATCTGATAAGATGGTTACTAATCTATTGAGTACTGACAATGTACTTACTCGTGGATTAACTGTTAGAGATTCCTCAGGTAATATTATTTTATCTTCAGTTAATCCATTGAATTATACTAACATTAGCCCCTCTTCATCTTGGTTAAATAGTAATGTATCTATCAACAGTGATGGAACATTATCTAACGCAGGTGGTGGTCAAGTATCAATCGTTGGGTTAGGTTATACAGGTGACTTAGAAGCTAATAAAACCTTCATTGATTTATTTGGTAAGATCCAAGGCGTGTCTTCAGGTGCTAACACAGCCGTAGTAAACTCATTAGTAACTATTAATGCAGACGGTACACTGTCAAATGCAGGTGGTGGTCAAGTTACTGCCTCAGGAATTAACGCTGTTAACGTTGACTTGAGTAATGCCCCCGGTGGTATTCTTAATAGTAATGTTAGCCTAGGTACATTAGGTGCTGGTGGCTTTGCTTATTTAAGTCAAATTACTTCAAGTAATATTTCAACTTATATTGAGGGAGCCGCTATCGGCACAGCTCAAGTAGGTGTTTTGACTGCAGGTAATATCGGTGCATTAACTATTGATGCGTCTAAGATTGCAGGTAACACTATTACTGGTGATAAGATTGCCGCTAATACTATTACAGCTGATAATATTAATTCTAATAACCTTACTATTAAAGATGCTTCAGGTAATACTATCTTTGGTGCTGGTACTAATCTTGACTACACTCGAATCATTGCAGACAGTGGTTGGCTTAATAGCAACGTATCGATTAACGCTGATGGTACTATCAACAATGCCGGTGGTGGACAAGTAACTATTGCTGGTTTAGATGATACAGTAATTAGATCAACTAACGCTATTACAGAAGCTAACATATCTACATATATTAATACAGGAGCTATTAGTAACGCTTACATTGGTAACTTTATTCAATCAGCAAACTATGTTCCGGGTGCTACAGGTTGGCAAATTGATAAGACAGGTTCTGCTGACCTTAATGACGCTATATTTAGAGGTCTGTTAGTTGTAGGAAGTAATCCAGTAATCTCTGGAACAACTATGACAGGGTCTGGTGCAAGGATATACAGTGATGGTAAGTTTGCATTAGGTAACTCAGATACTAACATTACATTTAATGGTTCAGTGTTAAGTCTTAATGGTAGTGTTGTATCTAATGGCAATATTGTTGATGGAGCTATTACATCTGGTAAGTTAGCTGAAGCAGCTGTTACTGCAACAAAACTTCTTGATGGTATTATCTCAGCCGCTAAAACAGATTTAGCCGCTATCAGTCCATTAACAGGATATCTTAATCCTGATACAGTAGATACAAGTCAAATTGTTAACGGTGCTGTAAGTAGTTTAAAAGTATTAGATGGTGCAATTACAGCGGCTAAGACAGACTTGGCGGCTCTTGATGCAACAACAGGTAACCTTAAAGCTAATACAGTAAATGCAGCACAATTAGTTGCTGACTCAGTTACATCTGTTAAGATTGCAGCTAATGCAGTTACTGCGGCTAAGACTGATATTGCCGCTATTGATGCTGTTAATGGTAACCTTAAAGCAGATACAGTAGCTGCTGCTCAGTTAGTTACTGATGCTGTTACTTCAGTTAAGATTGCGGCTAATGCTATCACAGAAGCTAAGATTAATACAGGCGCTATCACAGAAACAAAGATTGCTACTGATGCAGTTACTTCAGATAAGATTGTAGCTAACGCTATTGTTGCTGGTAAGATATCAGCTAATGCAGTTACTGCCGCTAAGATTGCAGCAGACGCTGTCACAGCAGATAAGATTGCGGCTAACGCTGTTACTGCCGCTAAGATTAGTGCTGATGCTGTCACTGCAGATAAGATAAGTGCTGGATCTATTACTGCTGTTAAGATTGCGACTGACGCTGTTACCGCAGATAAGATTGAGGCTAATGCTATTACGTCTGCTAAGATTGCGGCTGACTCTATTGTATCCAGTAAGATTGCCGCTAATGCTATCATAGCAGATAATATTAGTGCTAATGCTATTACATCTGCTAAGATTGCAACAGATGCTGTTACTGCAGACAAAATTATTTCTAATGCTATTACAGCAGTTAAGATTAGCGCTGACGCTGTCACTGCAGAAAAGATTGCGGCAGACTCTGTTACCGCAGTTAAGATTGCAGCAGGAGCTATTGTTGCAGATAAGATTGCTACTAATGCAATTACTGCAATTAAGATCGATGCTGATGCTATTACAGCAGACAAGATTGCAGCCAATGCTATTACTGCAGTTAAGATTGCTGCAGGGGCTGTTAATGCAGATAAGATTGCTGCAGATACTGTGTGGACTAATTACTTAAGAGTAGGTAGTACACCTGTAGTATCTGGTACAACAATGACTGGTTCAGGCGCTGTTATTAATGCTGCTGGAACATTTGCTTTGGGTAATGCTACTACTAATATAACCTTTAATAACACTCAGATGTCATTGAACGGTAATGTAGTGGCTACTGGTAATCTTAACCTTAATGCTGTAACATTAACATCTAGTGCTTTTACAAGTACAGGATATGTAAACACTGAAGCTAACGTATGGCAAGATGCTCAAACTATTACTATTACAACTAACGGAAGTCAAGTTTATATAACTGCCTCAGGTAGTCCTATTATTGGTGGTTATTTTGATGGATTTGAAACTTATCCTGATGATTATCCTGTATATAGGCTTGTGAGAGATTCAACAATTTTAATGTATGGTGGTCGTAATCCTTCAATGATATATAGTGATACACCTACTGCTGGAACTTACACATATAGACTTCAAGTAATTACTGAAGTACCAGTTGGCGCTTTGATTATTGCTTATGCAGGTCTTTCTAACCGTTCACTATTTGCGATTGAGACAAAACGATGATATACACAATTTACTTAAATGATACAGGTGAAATTCTAAGAACAGTTCAGACAGATAATATTGATTCTCAAATTCAATCTGGTGAAAGCTATGTTGAAGGTTCGATAGATTCTTCTGTTTACTACATTGAAGATAAGGTAGCTGTAGAAATTCCACCTAAGACAAGCCCTTATGCTGTATTTAATTTCACTACAAAGCAATGGGTATTAGTTGAGAACTTAGCAATAGCATATGTATTACCTAAAAGACAAAAGCTTTTGTACTCAAGTGACTGGACTCAAATACCTAATGGACCTCTTACACAACAACAACAGGAAGCTTGGGCAGTATATCGTCAAGAACTTCGTGATATACCTCAGCAATCAGGATATCCTTTTAACGTAGTATTTCCTACACCACCATAATAAATCATATGAAAATAATTCTACTAACCCCCGACCAAACAGTTCAGCATTGGTCTATTATATCAGGTTACTTAAATAAAGTAATCGAACACAGTCAAGGAGAATCAACACTTACGGACTACCTTAAGAAGATCCTCAATGAATATGTTCAGTGTTGGGCGGTAGTAGATAATGATTTAAACATTATTGGTGTAGGACTTACTCAATACTTACAATACTCACAACATAAAACACTTCACATCATTGCTTTTTCTGGTAGTGACTTTGAAGAGCAGTCTAAGGTGTTCCCTACAGTGGAACAATTTGCCCGTGATTCTGGTTGTGCTAGAATTGAAATGTGGGGAAGGCAAGGCTGGGCAAAAGAGTTACCTAAGTATGTTCCTGGTTGGAAACAAGCTTATGTTGTTATGACAAAGGATATTCAATGAAATATTATGTTTATATACACTATACTTTAGACACTAATATTCCTTTTTATGTAGGTAAAGGAACAAATAAAAGAGCCTATAAAAAATTTGGAAGAAGTAATTATTGGAAACGTATAGTAAATAAACATGGTTATACTGTTGAATTACTAGATTACTTTTGTACAGAGCAAGAAGCCTTTAATAGGGAGGCTTCTTTAATATCTTCTTTAAAGAATTCTGGTTTTAAACTAGCTAACTTTACTGATGGTGGTGAAGGGTCTTCAGGGAGACCTTGCTCAAATGAAACCAAGATTAAAATAGGTTTAAAATCTAAAGGTAGAATTCACAACAAAGGATTCAATAATCCTAGTAATAAATTATCTAAAGAAAATATTATAGATATTTATAACAAAACAATGTTGGGTATTCCTTCTATTTCTATTGCTAAAGAGTATTCTATCTCGGATAGTACTGTAGCTAAAATAAAATACCTCAGGAAACCTCTTTACAAAGAAATAATTCAGCAAAGGATTTAGAATGAAATATAAAATTAATGGTTCTCTAAAGAAGAACTACGGTGGTGGAGGCGGCAGTACAGTTAGTAGTATTCCTGATTGGGCACAACCTTACATGAAAAATGTTGGTAATGCTGCAGAAGCTGGTTATGCCTCAGGTGATTTGGGTAAGGTAGCTGGTGCATCAACACTACAACAAGAAGCTTTTGGTAGTGGTGCCAACTTAATTGGTCAGACAACAGCAGGAGCTGTATCTTCTCTTCAAGACCAAAACAAGAGATTGACTAATTTAGCTTCTACACCAAGCGCTGAAGTACTTGCTGCTCAAAAGGCAGGTATTGTTCAGGATGCTCAAAAGAAAGTAGCCGGACTTAATACTGGTTTTGGTTCTTCAGGTACCTTAGGATCAGCTCGTCAGGCAGTTATGCAGGGCGCTCAAAACGCTGAGACTACAGGTCAGTTGGCTAAAGTAGATGCTGACTATGAATCTAACATGTTTAAGAATCGCCTTGCAGCTGAACAAGCTATTCAATCAGGCGCTCAAACAGCGGCTGGTGTTGCTGGATCAGGCGTATCAGGCATTTCTAAGCTTGGGGAGCAACAACGTGGTATTGACCAACAAGGTCTTGACGCAGGTTGGCAGGGTCTTCAGCGTTATGCTTCGACTATCTATGGTAATCCCGCAAGACAACAAGCGACTGGAGGTAAATAATGGCTGGACAACAAGGAACACCAACAGGCGCTTCTCCCAGTGTATTCTCACTCCCTAACCAAGGTACAGCTGATTTAACTGGTCCTGCTGTACAACCTACTACACAACAACCTTCTATGGGTGGTGGTAAAGGAGCTGGAGATATGCGCCCACAAAAGACTGCTATGGGTACACCTATTATTTATGGTAATACTTATTTGACTAATAGTCAAGTTCAACCTTCAATACCATTTACTGGTGGTGGTAATAGCTCTCCTGCTATTCAACCCCCATCATACTATGAAACAAACTTTGCTGATGGCACAATGAGTGTACCGGGTTATGCTTATGGTTCTACTAGTATAGATGAAGATCCATGGGCATGGACTAAAATGCAACCTATGTCAGCACCTATGAGTGCAGATATTAAACCATCAACAGAACAAGCGTTAGGTCGTGTGCCTGATCAAACTCAACAGCAATTAAGTGGTATGCTGATGGGTAAAGGTGTTGAAGCTGCTGCTACTGGCGCTACACAAGCAGCTAAAGCTTATAGTGCTGCTGCACCTCTTGCCGCATCTCAAGCTGCTGCTGCAGATTTAGCTTTAGGTGTAGGTGCTTCAGGTGCCACAGTAGCCGCCCCAACTGCTGCTGCCGGTGGAGCCGCCTTAGCTGGTGGTGAAGCTGCTCTTGCCGCACTTGGTCCTGTTGGTATGGTTATCGGTGGAGCATTGTTAGCTAAGAAGCTAGGAATATTTTAAGGAAATACTATGGCACCATTATCAGGTAAACAACAGAGAGAGTATCTCAAGTTCCAGAATAAAGAAGCTCGTGAAGCATCTAAGATGGGACTCGATGAGATGCGTAAACAACAATTACATGAGATTAAACTTCAAGAAGCAGCCGCAAAAGCTAATCAAGGTTTAGGTCATAAAGAACAAGTTAACAATGCTAAACTTAAAGAGATGGGTATTC